CAACGGAACCCGCCCCCGGAGGTCCGACGCCATGACCATTACCGCCGTCCCGACGCCGCCCGCCCCGGTGCGCCTTGACCGTTTCGATGCCACCCAGTACCGCGCCGCCGAGGTGGCGAAGGTCGACCCTGACGCGGGCACCGTGCTACTGCGGGCCGCCCCTTATGACGTTGAGGCGCAACTAGATTCGCAACTGTGGGAGTCGTTCGCCCCGGGCACGTTCGCCCGCGCCGCCGACGCCCCGCACCGGGTCACCCTGAACGTGCTGCACTCACAGAACGCGTGGCCGGTGGGCCGCGCGCATCTGGTCGAGGACCGCACCGACGGGCTGTGGGTCACCGCACGGTTCGCCAACACCGTGGCCGGGCAGGAGGCCCGCGAGTTGGCCCACGACGGCACCCTCGGGGAGTGTTCGGTCGAGTTCCGGGCAAAGCCCGATTGGTACCGGGTGACACGGCGCCGCGACGGGCTACACATCCGGCACGCCCGCGCCCACCTGCTGGGCGTGGCCCTGGTCCCGCATGGCGCCTATGCCGACGACGCGTTCGTGGCGTCGGTGCGGTCGATGGACACCGAGGCCGCCGACCTGGCCCGGCAGGCCGCCCTGGCCCACCTGCGGGCCCTCACGTCATAGACGCCCTCGGAATGCCGGGCGTACCGTCGGCCGTAGCGGTTTTGGGACCCATTGGCTGGGACCCGCGAAGCACAGCGCGGCACCACCCGGCCCCCGGCGAACACCCCCGTGACGTATCTAGCCACCTCGTCACGGGAGGAACTGCCGTGAGTACCGCAATCCTCGACAAGATCAGGGCCGAACGCGACGACGTGCGCAACGCCGCCGTTGCCATGGCCGAGGCCGAAGATTTCAGCCCCGACGACCCCACGTTCGTGGACCTACAGACGCGCGCCGACGACCTCGACAAGCGGGCGTCCACCCTGGTCGGCCTGTTCAGCGCGCAGTCGGCCGCCGACGCCCTCGACGGGCGCATTGCGAAGGCCGCCCGCCGCGCCGACGACCGGGCCACCGAGACCCGCCCCGAGTCCTGGGGTCAGTCGTTTGTGCGTTCGGACGTGTTCACCTCCTATGCGGGCCGGGGCACGTCCCCGCGCCTCAACCTCGACTATGAGACCCGCGCCCTGCCGACCGGCATTAGTGACCTCGTGGCGGCCGGATTCAAGGGCGCCACCCTGTCGGTGGACACCACCGCGCCCGCCCCGCCCACCCCGCTGCTGGACGTGATGACCACGGTCAACGTGTCGACCAACGCCATCGAGTACGTGTCGTGGGCGAAGGCCGCAGGCGGGGCCGCGAAGGTGGCCGAGAAGGCCACCAAACCGTCGGTCGAGTACGCGCCCACCGTGGTGCCCGACACCCTCGACATGATCGCCGTGTACACCCAACTGACCCGGCAACTGATCGAGGATCAGGCCGCCGTGCGGTCCTACATCGACGGGGCCCTGCGGGCCGACGTGATGCGCGCCGAAGAGGCCGAGGCCGCCGCCGTGCTGGCCGCCGCGAACCTGCCGACGGCCCCCGTGGTCGCAGGCACCACCACCCTGCTGGAAGCAATCCGAGTCGGCATCGGCACGGTTCAGGCGGCCGGGTACAACCCGAACGCGGTGCTGCTCAACCCAATGGACTGGGCCGCCCTCGACATCGCCGTCATGGTGGAGTCCGTCGACGGCCCCATCCGTAAAGCGGGATTCTGGGGACTGGCCACCGTGGCCGCCAACAGCCAACCGGAGGGCACCGCGACCGTGGGCGACTTCCGCACCGGCACGAATCACTTTGTGCGGTCGGGTGTTTCGCTGTACGTCACCGACAGCCACGCCGACACGTTCCTATCCAACGTTTTCACCCTGTTGGCTGAGAGGCGTTCAAAGACAGCGGTTATCCGCCCCGCCGCGTTCTGTGAGTGCACGGCCGGGTGACCTGATGCTGGGAGTCCCCGACGCCGTGGAATGCCGCGCGTGGGCCAACGTGTCCACGGGCGCCATTCCCGACGCCGACCTAGAGGCCATCCGAGCGGCCGAGTTGGACATACAGGCCCGCACCTGTGAGGTGCCCCCCGACCCGGACGCCGACGGGCAGGAGGCCACCTACCCGGCCGCCCTGGCCCGGGCCCTGCTGCGCCGCGTTCAGCGACAGTGCGCCATGCGTAACCTGGTCCTGGGGTACATCACCGACCTGGCGACCGAGTATGGACCGCAACAGATTTCGGCCTGGGATGCGGAAGTGTCCCGGCTGGAATCGTCCTACCGTCAGCATGTGGTGGCGTGATGCTGTCCGCCCGTACCGCCATCGTGGACGCACTGGCCACCGTGCCGGGCCTGACGCCTTCCCCGGTCATGCCCGACACCCCGGTGGCCGGGGCCGCCTGGCCCGTGTGGTCCGAATCGGCATACCGGGCGGGCAAACTCGCCAACCCCGTGGGCCACACATACGACGTGCGGGTGATCCTGCCCGACGGCGCCACGCTAGACACCGTTGACGCCGGGGACGGCCTGGTCGAACAGGTCATGTCCGCGCTGTCAAAGGTCGGCACCGTCGAGACGGCCGGGCCCGTGCAAATCGTGTTCGACCCGCAAGCAATCACCATGCCCGGCATCACCGCCCGGGTGACAGTCACCACCTGTTAGGAGGGTGTCAGCCATGACTGCCCGCACTGAGAAACTGGGGCCCGGGCTACTGACCATCGGGGCCACCGGCACCGAGGTTGACGCGTCGTGCCTCATCAATAACGCCGTGATTAGTTGGAACAAAGACGAGAACGACCCCACCACGAAACTCTGCGGGGACGTGCGGGCCGGGTCGGTCACCTACTCGTCCACGCTGTCAGGCAACCTCGACACCGATATTGCCGACGACACCGGCCTATTCGCGCTGTCCTGGGACTCAAAGGGCACCGAGCAGGAGTTCGTGTTCACGCCCTCCACGGCGGTCGGCACGTCGGCCACCGGGACCCTGGTCATCGACCCCCTCGACTTCGGGGCCGACGAGATGGGCGCCGACCTCACGTCCGATTTCGAATGGCGCATCGTCGGGGAACCCGTGATCGCCTATGGCGTCCCGGGGCCGTAGCCATGGCTGGGCGGGTCGAGGTCAAGGGCGCGGCCGAACTGTCCGCGTCCCTAGGCCGCCTGTCCCGAGACCTGGCCGACATGCCCAACGCACAGCAGAGCGCCGCGTCCACCGTGGCCGCTGCCGGGTCGGCCGGTGCCCCGAGGCGCACCGGCCGACTGGCCGGGTCCCTGGTCGGCACCTCCCAGAAATCGGCTGCCGTCATCCGTTCCGGGGTGGTGTACGCGCCGACGATCCACTGGGGGTCGAGGGCCCGCAACATTCGAGCAAACCCGTTCCTGACCCGGGCCGCCGACGCCACACAACCGCGCTGGACGGCCATCTACCGCAACGAGGTCGAACGCCTCGTCGGCCGAGTGAAAGGCGCATGATGGCCGATTACAAGATCACAAGCCCGCACCTGCGGGTCCTGCGGGGGTCCCTGGACGCCCCCGAGGTGATCGAGATACAGACGCTAAACCCGGACATGGTGGCCTATGACATGACCCGGGCAAAACACAAGTGGCCCGACATGCAACAGGCGCCGTGGAAGTGGATGACGTTTGTCGCCTGGCACGCCGCCCGCCGTGAGGGCCGCATCCCCGCCGACATGACATACGAGTCGTGGGAGGCCACCACGCTGGACGTGGGGGCCATCACCGACGACGACGACGAGGGCGAGGCCGTGGACCCTACCCCCCCGGGTCTAGGGCCCGGCTGATATGCGAACTGGCGCACGTGTACGAAATCGGCATCCCGCCGCCCTGGTGGTGGGACGCCGACGACCACGTGATTGCCACCCTGCTGGTCCTGTTGGCTGAACAGCAGGACCGAATGGCTAAAGCGACTAAGGGCCGGAGGTGATGACGTGGCGAAATCCGTTGACCTAGTTGTAAAAATCATCACCGACACGGCACAGGCAACTAAGGGCCTCGACCAGACCGAAAAGACCATGGGCCGCGTCGGCAAGGCCGCCCTAGGCGTGGCCGGGGCCGTGGCCGGGGCCATGATCGTCGACAAGGTGGTGGCGTTCGGGAAGTCGGCCATGCAGGCCGCGTCGGACACACAGCAGGCGATGGGCGCCGTCGACAGTGTGTTCGGGAAGTCGGCCGACCAAATCAAGGCGTGGTCTGACACGTCGGCCACCGCCGTCGGCCTGAGCAAATCGCAGTACGGGCAGATGGCGTCGGTCATCGGTGCCCAACTCAAAAACCTGGGCGTGCCGTTCGACAAGGTGGCACAGCAGACAAACGACCTCATCAAGATGGGCGCCGACCTGGCCGCCACCTACGGCGGCACCACGGCGCAGGCCGTCGAGGCCCTGTCTGCCGCGTTGCGCGGGGAGACCGACCCCATTGAGCGGTACGGGATTTCGATCAAACAGGCCACCATCGAGGCAAAGGTCGGTAAGGACAAACTCAAGGCGATGACCATCCAACAGCAGAAGGCCGCGAAAACGGCGGCCCTGCTGGCGCTCACCACCGAACAGGCGGGCGGGGCCATCGGCCAGTTTGCCCGCGAGTCGGACACGGCGGCCGGGTCGCAACAGATAGCGACCGCACAGTGGCAGGATGCGAAGTCGGCCATAGGGACCGCCCTGCTGCCGGTGGTGTCAAAACTCGCGGTGGTCATGGGGGGCCTGGCGGGCATCCTGAAAGAGCATTCAACCCTGGTCCTCATTCTGGTGGGCGCGGTCGGCGCGTTCGCTGTCGCCATGACCGTACTGTCCGCCGCCACAACGGTTTACACCGCCGTGGTCACCATTGCCGGGCAGGCCGCCGCGAAGGCGTGGCTTGCCGCCCTCGGGCCCATCGGCCTGGTCATCGCCGCCGTGCTGGCCGTCGTGGCCGTCATCATCTTCCTGTGGAATAAGTTTCCACCGTTCCGCAATGCCGTTATCGCCGTGTGGAACTCGATTCGGGCCGCCGCGTCGGCCGTCGCCGCATGGGTTCAGTCGGTGTGGGCCGCCATCTGGCCGCCCCTGTCCGTCGCGGTGCGCGTGTTCGGCACCCTGTTTAAAGTTCAGTTTGCGCTGATACAGGCCGTGGTTCGGCTGGCCGCCGCCCTCATCGGGGCCGTGTTCCGGGTGGCGTTCGGGGTGGTGCGGGCCGTCGCCTCCCCCGTGATCGCGTTGATAGCGGCCGGGTTCCGGGCCCTGGCCCCGGTCATCAACAGCATTGCCAACGCCCTACGCGGGCCCCTGGCGTCCGCGTTCCGGTGGGTGGGCAGCGCCGCGTCGGCGGCCGGGCGGGTCCTGTCCGGGGCGTTCAGCGGGTTCCTGTCATTCATCAACACCATTACGGGCGCAGTCAATTCGCTCATCTCGGCCCTGAACCGCATCAAGGTCCCGAAGATCAGCCTTCCGAAGATTCCCGGGCTGTCGGCCGCTGCCGCCTCACCTGCCGCTGCCGCCGTGTCCCCGACCGGGGTGGGCGCCCGCCTTGCCGCCGCCCCGGTCGGCACCCGCGCCGTGGGCGGGCCGACGATCATCATTCAAGGCGCGGTGGACCCCGAGGCCACCGCCCGGCAGATACGCCGCCTGATCGGCAACCACGACCGCCGTGTGGGCCTGACCGGGACCGCGCTACGCACCGGGGCGGTGTGAGGTGGCGACCGTCGGGCTGCACGCCGTCACCGTTGCGGGCGTTGATATCTCGTGCCTGGTCGACACGGTGGCCGTGCACCACGGCCGGGATGAGCCTGGGGCACAGCCCGAGGCGTCGAGTATCACCGTCGAGTTCACCACCGACGCCGACCCGCTGCCCCCGGAGGTCGAGGTCGGCGCCGCCGTGGTGGTCACCACCACCACCACGGGCAACCCGGCATCGACGCGGTTTACCGGCCGGGTCAGTGACCTCGCGCTGGGCTGGGACGATCAGGGCGAGGGCACCCCCGACGCGGGGGTGGGCCAACTAGTCGCGGTCGGCGCCCTGGCCGACCTGGGCCGCCGCGTCGTCGGGGACGCCCCGTTCCCCCAAGAGTTGGACGGGGCCCGCGTGTCCCGGGTCATGTCCCTGGCCGGGATCACCCTGGACCCGGGCACAAGCGACCCCGGGACGGTGCAAATCCTGCCCCGGGACATCGACTCCCAACCGGCCCTCGGGGTGGCGCAGGGGGCCGCCTCGTCCGCGTCCGGGGTGGTGTGGGAGACCCGGGCCGGTGAGGTGCGATACGCCGACGCGGTGCACCGTCGCGGGGTCACCTCGTCCCTGACCCTCGACGCCTGCGACATCCTCGTGACCCCCTCGTGGCGCCGCACCATTGAGGGCCTGGTGAATCAGGTCAGCATCGGTTACGGGCCCATCCCCTCCGAGGGCGAACAACCCCGGTACGTCAACGAATCCGCGCAGTCGGTGAGCAAGTTCGGCCGGTACAACTACACCACCACCACCGAACTGGCGGCCCTGGCCGACGCACAGGCGTTCGGTGACCTACTGCTGGCCCGCAACTCGACCCCGGTGTGGGTCATGGCGTCCCTGCCCGTCGATGTCAAAGGGCTGGACGACGCCCGGTATAACGCCCTGCTGGCCCTCGACATGCATTCCCTGCTCACCCTGACCGGGCTACCCGCCATCGGGACGGCGCCCACCTCGGCCAACCTGTGGGTTGAGGGCTGGCACGAAACACTCGGGTGGGACACCCACGAAATCGAGTTGGTGGTGTCCGGGTACTGCCGCACCTCCCCCGCCCCGTACTGGGACGACGTGGACCCCGGGTGGCTGTGGGGCGGTGGCCTCACGGTGATCGAGCAACGCCGAAACCTCATCACCAACCCATCATTTGAGGCCGCCACAACGAACTGGTACGCGGCACGCGGCACCCTGTCAGTGGACACGCAACCGGCCATCGTGGGGTCGAAAGTGTTGGGGTATACCAGCACTGACGGCACCATCGCTGGCGGGAACTACCTGTATCACACACAGACCGTGACGCCGGTGACGGTGGGGCGAACCTACACGTATTCCGTTTACCTCCAACCGAAATCGGCCGCCGTCGTCGGCACCGGCTATGCCTGGTTTCAATGGTGGGACGCTTCCAATGTCTACCTAGGCATCCAAAGCAAAGGCCCTAGCACCACCACGCGGCTAGGCGCGTGGACGCGCATGACTGTGACGGGGACAGCGCCACCCGGGGCCGCCACCGTGCAATGCATCGTTTACCCGGGCCCGGCCGTGCCCGTGGGCGACGGTTTTTGGCTTGACGGCGCGCTACTAGAGGCATCCCCGCTGGTCGGTGACTATTTCGACGGCAGCACACCCGACACCGCCATCAACGACTACACGTGGACCGGCACCCCGAACAACTCCCCGTCCACCCTGACCAGCGCATGGGCTGAGAAGCGCCGCAACCTTGCCACCAACCCCAGCAGTGAACCGGGCGGCACCATGTGGCCGTCGAACAACTCGGCGACACAAGCCGCGAGCGATGACACAACCGTTTTCCGTTCGGGTACCCAATCGCGTAAGTCGGTGCCCGCAGGCGCGAGTATCGGCCTCGCCGGGGCCGCCCTGCTCTCCCTATACAACGTGGGCGGGCGCACCCACCCCGTCATCCCCGGGTTGGTATACACGCATAGCCTCTACGTGCGGCACAACATCCCCACGGGCGGGCGTACCCGACTCGGGTACGCCTACCTCGACGCGGCCAACGCCATCATCGGTGCCACCACCTACGGGCCCTATCTAGACATGCCCACCCCCGATGTGTGGGTGCGGGTCTCGCAGACGTTGCCACCCGCCCCCGCCAACGCGGCCACGTTCCGCATCATCGCCAACGTCTACCAAAACGCCACCACGCCCGCCCTGGCCACCGACGCGGCATGGGCGGATGACTGCCTAGTCGAGCAATCGGCAACGGTCGGAACCTATTTCGACGGGAACACCCCCGACCCGTCCAGCATCGAAAACTACGCGTGGATGGGCGCCCCTAACAACTCCGTGTCCACCTACGCCACCACCACCACGCCGCCCGGGGGCCTGCCGCCCGACCTCACCTGGGACGGGGCCGCCTGTCTCGGGCCGCCCATCAACGTCGGCCGGTGGGACGACCAGCCCGCGACCCTGCGGTGGGATCAAGTGCCACCCGCCACCGTCTGGGACACGTACACCGGAATGTGAGGACAACATGGGATCGCAGACCACGCACGGGTTCCCTTACCCCGTCGGCACCGACCGGGTGATGGACGGGGACAACGCCATGCAAGCCCTGGCGCAATACACCGACGACTATTTCCTGGGGTCCTCGGGCATCCTCACCGACACCGGGTGGATACCGCTCACGATCACCACCCCCGCCAACTGGGCTGCCGTCTCCGGGTACGACCTGCGGTATCGGGTCATCGGCAAGCGGGTGCAAACCGAGGGCATGGCCACATGGAAGGCCGGAGTTTTCGCCTCCAACATTTGCACCATGCCCGCCGCGCACCGCCCCACCGGAAACAGTGTGTGGCTGGGCGCCACCGTGGGCACCGGGTCAAAGGTCGTTTCGCAGGTATTCATCGACGCGGCCGGGAACATCATGGTGCCCGGGGCCGCCTACTCCAACGGCACCCCCACCGTTAACGACTCGATCACCATCCACGGCACCTACCTACTCGGATAAGAGGTAACCCATGTCTTACGCCAACTCCGCCGCCCTGTCCGCCGATGCCGCGTTCCGTGACCGCGTGTATGCCGCGTGCACCGAGCAGGCGGTCGTGTTCAAAGATGACGGCCGGTACAGCATCGCCGCCCTGGCCCGGGCCATCGTCGGCAACCAAGCGCAGGCGGCCGGTGTGTTCGAACTCGTGTGCCTGGCCCCCGGGTTCGGGTTGGCCAGTGACGGCGCCAGCATCGACGACGGGCAGATACTTTCCGCCGTACAGGCCACCTGGCCCACCTATGCGGAGGTCGCCTACCCCGAGCCGCCTGCGGAACCCGCGCCGTGAGTGATTGGCTGCCGGGTTGCACCCGGCAGGACTTTGGCACCAACGGCGGGTCGTGGACGCGGGCCCCCGCCATCATCTGTCTGCACTCGACCGAGGGCACGAGTTTTCCCGGGTACAACGGCGGCAAGGATGCCCCCCATTTCACGATCAATGTTGCGACCGGGGAGCGACGCCAGCACATCCCCATGTCGGTGGCCGCCCGCGCCCTGGCGCACCCCTCCGGTACCCCGGAAACCAACCGGGCCGGGGTCATTCAGATTGAAGTGATTGGCACGTGCGACCCGGCCCACCGGGGCGACTCGGGGTGGCTGTACCTGCCCGAGATGGGCGCCGACCAGATAGCCAACCTGTCCCGCCTGATGCGCGACATATCCAACGACCAGCGCATCCCCTGGCAGTCCACGGTGGCGTTCGAACCGTACCCGTCCCCCGCCTACGGGTCCGGGCATCCGCGCCTGTCCACCTCGTCGTTCGCGTCGTATGCCGGGGTACTGGGCCATCAGCACGTACCGAGCAACGACCACGGCGACCCCGGCAACCTGCCCATTGCCGCCCTGCTGGGCGACACCCCCACACCCCAACCGACCCCACGGGAGGAAACCGTGATCCTCATCTATGGCAAGTCGCCCTATCTGCTGTCCGGGGCCCGCCTGTGCCTGATTAGCGCCGCCGACAAAGACAGGGCGGTCGCGGCCGGGGTGCCCGCGTTCGGGGTCGACTCCGCCTCCTGGCCCATCCTCACCGACGCGTTCCTCGTGACCGGGGAACCCGTCGAGGTCACCGTCGAGGAATGACGTTCAGTAGCGGGTGGGTCGCCGTCGCGGTCGGTGGCGCGGTCGGCACCGGGTTGGGTTTCGGCCTGGTCATGGGCGCATTCGTGGCCCGGGCCCTACGGCGCTACATGCGCGACGAGGGCCTGGGGGAACGGGACCCGGGCCCTCGACGCCGGGATGACCCGTAGGCGGCCCGGGAAGGGCCCCTAGACGCGACGGAAGGCGCCACCGGCCCCTGAGTCCCGGTGACGCCCTCCTGGGCCGCCTGATGGCAGGGGCGTTCAGGCGGCCCGCTGTGCGGCCAGTGCCGACTGCCGGGCGACCACGCCGAACGGGTCACCGGCCGCCCTGGCCCATTCGAACGCGCCGACGGTGCCGAACCCGTTGGCCTCGGGGTGCGTGCGGCCGACATGGGTTCCCGCGTTGCCCGACGACTTCCCGCAGATGGGGCAGTCGGACCCGTACACGTCCCGCAGGTTGGCCCCGCCGTGCATCCGCTTAAGGTGGGCGCCCATGCCGCCCGCCGTGTGGGGCGCGTGGCAGACGAGACACGGGAAAACGCCCTCCGCGTCGGCCGCCTCGACCCCGAGCAGGGACGCCTGGTCCACCTTCGGCGGGCGGCCCAACTTCCGCTTGACCGGGGCGCCCTCGACGGCCACCCCCACCGCGTCGACCAGCAGACCTAGCGGCCCGGTCAACTCGTCGTTGCACTCGTCGCACAGGTCGACCATGCGGCCCCAAAACGGGCCCCGGGGCGAGGCCGGTACGTCGGTGCGCTCGTGGTTGTCGCAGAACCGCTGAATGCGGGTGCCCATGTCAGCCGACGCCCCTCAACCTTTTCGGGGGCACCGTGTCGGTCGCCCTCATCACCGCCTGTAGCCCGGCAAGGCGCACCGCGTCCCGGTCATCCCCGGTGAGGCGTCCGATGCCGTGCACGAGGTACCCGTCGCGGTAGGCGTAGGAGTTGCCCATCAGGGCCCCGTACTCGTCCAGCAGACGGCGCCGCGCCGACCCGCACCGGGTGCACGCCAATGTCTCTAGGTACTGCCGTCGTTGGCCCAACCATTCGGCGGTGTAGGGCCGCCACGAGTGCCCGAAGTCTCGGCACATGATGTCGTCGTCGGTCATTCCCGATATGGCTTTGGCAACCTCACCCGTGGCACGCACGGCCCTAAGTCTGCCCCGTCGTCCCGGCATCCGATTTCCCTTCCTGTTCGGTGTGGGGTATGCCCCCGCAGGCACGCTACATGCGTTGACGCACGTTTGCGCGTTATACGCCCCGACGAGTTGCTACGCACTCGGGAAGGGCGGGCCTACGCACCCGCCCTGTTCCGCCGCGCGGGGCCTAGGCACGCGCCCTCGTGCTCAGTTGCGCTGGTAGCATTACGGGGTACCGCTACCTATCTCCGGAGGCGGGAGCGCAAGTTCGAATCTTGCCGGGGGCGCCACAAGCGCCTGACCTGCGGAAATGCCACGCTAGGCACTTTCCGCAGGGCGGCATTCCGAACTACGCACCCGCCCTGTACGCCTCCGGGGGTGCGTAGCGGCATTGACAACAGTCGAAATGCCGAGGATAGGAAACACCCCATGACCGTGCACGCACGCAAGCCCGAGGCCGCCCGCCCGCTGAGAGACGCGAGGGCCAAAGCCACGTTGACCGCCGTCACCGCGACGGCCCCCATCCGCCCCACCGGCAAGGCCCGGGCGTTGACCCGGACCCTGTACGGGGCGCACCTGACCGGCCACCCGAGTAAGGCCGGTGACCTGTTCAGCCGCCGCACCGTCGAGGGCTACCTAGAGGCCGTGGACGCCCTCGACGAGTACCTGTCTGCGGTCGGGTTCGGGGGCGACTTCCCCGAGGTCGGCGCGGAGGCCCTTAACGGGTTCCTGGCCGCCTACCGGCTGAGCCACACACAGGGCGGCACCAACACCAAGATGAGGCGCCTGCGGCCATTCTTTGGGTGGGTTGAGGCCACCTATGGCGTGGTGTCCCCGTTCCGCGCGGGCGTGGTCGACTACTACGCCCCGGCCGCCCCGCCGCCGTCGGCGCTGGGCGATGACGTGGCCGGGGACATGCTGGCCACCGCGAAGGGGGACGCCTTCGAGGACATCCGCGACACGGCCATCATGCGGATGCTGGGCACCGGAGTTCGGCGCGGTGAGTTGCACCGGATGCACGTCGAGGACATCGACTTTGCCACCGGCACCGTGCAACTGGTCGCCCTCAAAGGGACCAAGGTGCACGCCCCGGTCATGCGCGTGGTCGGTGGGGTCGAGGACCGGGCGGGCCGGGTGGTCCCGCTGAGCAGTGACGCCCTGCTGGCGCTGCACAAGTGGCTACGGGTGCGGGCCGCGCACAAACTGGTCCGCGACGGCGAGGCGGGCCCGCTGTGGTACGCCACGCGCGGCCGGGGCCGGATGACCGGGAACGGCATCCTGCGCATGGTCAAGCGCCGCGCGGGTGAGGCGGGTTATGACCCGGCCACCATCAACGTGCACGCGTTCCGGCACACCCGGGCCCACACCCTGCTGGCCAAAGGGATGGAAGAGGGCGACGTGATGGAACTACTCGGGTGGCGTGACCGGGGCATGTTGGACCGCTACGGGGCCAACCTGAAAACACAGCGGGCGCACGACGCGGTGCGACGGGCGGGCCTGGCCTGACCCCGCGAACCGAGGGCCCCCGTCCATGGCGACGGGGGGCCCTCTCAGTTTGCCGGGCGTATATACGCCATGCTATGGTTTACCCATGACAACGACACGCACCACCGCCACCTACGTGACGCACACCTGCCCCGAGTGTGGCGAGGCCGTCAAGGCGAACAAGTTCCGCGCCCACTACATGGCCCACCGCAAGGCGCCCGCCGACGCGACGGGCATCTGCCCCGACTGTGGGCGCCGACAGGGCTGGGACGGCCACCGCTACGGCCCGTGCGGGCGGAAGGCATGAGCGCCTCACAGGGCGCCATCCCGCTGCGCACCGTGCGGGTGGACGACGCCACCTGGGCCGCCGCACAGACCGCCGCCGACGCCGACGGCACCACCGTTACCGAGGTCATCCGCGCGGCCCTGGCCGACTACGCCGACCCGGCCCGCCGCGTCACCGTCGCGCTCCGCAACGCGGGCCGGGGCCAGTGGACCGCCGTGCACCTACACCGCGACGGCACCACCGAACGCGTCATCGCGGGCCCGGTGTCCCTGGCCGTCGCCCGGGCCGAGGCCCGGGCCTACCGCGCCCGCCTCACCCCCGAACAGGCGGCCCGGTGAACCGCCGACAGCGCACCGCCGCCGCCGACCTGTTCCTGTCCTGGCGGGCGCAGGGCGTGCCGTCCCTGGTGACCGGGCACGAGGCGTGGCGCCTGTCCGACGGCCTGGCCGGGGCCGAGGGCGACCACGCCGACGCCTGGCCCCTTATGCGGGTGGCCACCCGGATGGCCACCCGGCCCCGCCCGTGCCTGGCCTGCGGGCACTCGCACGACCCGGCATCACCCGGTGACTGCGGGGACGCCCGATGCCTGCCCGGGTGCCCCGCCTGCCGCGCCTGACGCCACGTAGACGCCCGACGCCAACGCCCCCACCCGAACAGTCACGGGTGGGGGCGTTGGCGCGTCTACGGGCCGTCCTGGGCCGGTGGGCGCCCTGAGCCGGTGCACAGCCGACGCGCCCACGGGACCGACCGGGGTGTGTAGTGGTCCGCGAGCACTCCCCCCGGGCCGACCCGGACGCTGTGGGAGCACACCGGACAGGCCGCGCGCCGTCGACCCGGTATGCCTTCCACGCCTGGCACGGTAGGCCCGCCCGGGCCGTCGCGCATCCCGAGTGAGACAGCGCCGTCCCGCACTGTGGACAGGCCCCCGGCCGTAATGCACCCGCCCGGGCGCCTCGTGCGTCCGGGCCCCTTCGGGTGGCGGAAATGCCCACGGTAGACCCCCAAGAGGTTGCGTGCACGCAACGACAACGGCGCCCACCCGGTGGCAGGGTGACCGATACCGCGTCAAACGCTGGACCCCGTTGTGAGTGCACGCACACCGTTGTCAGCCGCAGGGACCGACGCGGTGGCAACGCGTCACCGAGTGCACTGAGAAGGGGCCTGAGCATGACTGCCGTGTGGGTGATAGATGAGCGCATGTTGCGCTGGTGGGGCAAAGAGCGGGGGTGGATGACCCACGGGGAAATCGCCCTCGGGCTGGGCCTGTCACCGTCCACCCTGTCCCGGGTCCTGCGGGGCAAGTCGGTCCCCGGGGAGGCCCTGCTAGGCGCCGTCCGCCTGACGTTCGGGGACGAGGCGTTCACCGACATCTGTCAGGTGGTCGACCCCGAGACCCCCGCCCCGCCCGCCCGCCCGGCCCGTGACGCCCGCGCCGTCGGGGGTCAGCCTTGAATGCCGACGCCATGGCGCGCCGTGAGCGCGCCCGCATAGCGGCAAACAGCCGGTGGTCGAGGCCCGGTGCACGGGAGGCGCAGAGCAGGGCCCTACGGGCCGCCATGCGGGAACGCCTGGCCCGGGAGGTCGACCCCGACGGGGTGATGACCCCCGAGGAACTGAACGCCGCCATAGCCAACGCCGGACAACTGCTGTCGGCCCGCCTGCGGGGGGCCTGGGCCGCGAAGAGGGGGCAGTAATGGACTTCCAACGGCGCAACCACGGCCGGGGCCATTCGTACTATCTCGACGGGGCGAAACTGCCTGGCGTGACAACGATTCTGGGGGAGGCCATCCGGGCCCGGGCCCTGGAAAACTGGGCGGCCGAGGTCACCGCGAAAACGGCCATCGACCGCTGGGACGAACTGTCGGCCATGCCGGTGTCGAGGCGCCTGGACGCCCTGACCCGGGCCCGATACGACGTGTCCGGGTCGGCCATGCTCACCGGCACCCGCATTCACGACCACGCCGCCCGGCTGGTGGCCGGGGAGGCCGTCGAGGTCCCGCCCGAACACCTCGGGTCGGTCGAGGCGGTGGCGCGGTTCCTCGACGCCTACCGGGTCGAGGCGGTGGCCGCCGAACGGCCCGTCGTCAACGTGGCCCACGGGTGGGCGGGCACGTTCGACCTGTTGGCCGGGATCGACGGCGCCCTGTGGCTGATCGACTGGAAAACGGGCAAGGGCGTGTATTCCGAGGTGGCGTTGCAACTCGCGGCATACGCGCACGCCACGCACTGGCAGACCCCCGACGGGGCCATGGCCGACTGGACCCCACCGGAACGGTGCGGGGCCGTGCACATCACAAGCGACAGCGCCACCCTGTACCCGGTGGACGCGTCCGACGCCACCTATCTGACGTTCCGGTACTGCCAGCAGGTGGCCGCCTGGACGACGCGCGCCTCGGATTCGCGTAAGGCCGGGGACCTGTGGCCGGTGGGCGCCGCCCTCACGGTGGGGGTGTCGGCATGACCGTTCAACGCTGGGAACAGGACACCCTGAGCGCGCCCGGCCGGGACGTGGTGGACGGGTGGGCCCATCAGGTGGCCGCCGTGTCGAAACTCGCGGGTGCCATTGCCCAAACTCCCTTTGTCGGCGCGGGATTCCGGGGCAGTGACGCCGCCGTGACCGCCGCCATCCTGTTCGGCCGGGAAATCGGGGTCGGCCCGATGATGGCGCTACAGGGCATCTACGTGGTGAACGGGTCGGTGGCCATGCGGGCGCAACTCATGCGCGCCCTGGTCCTACGGCGCGGCCATTCCCTGGTCGTGCGTGACTGGTCGAGTGCCTCGTGCACCCTGGTGGGCCGACGTGTCGGGGATGCCGAGGACACCGCCGTGACGTGGACCACCGAGGATGCCCGCAGGGCCCGCCTGTCCGGGCCCGCCTGGTCGGGCTACCCGCGCGCCATGCTGCTGGCCCGCGCGACCGGGGAACTGTGCCGGGCCGTGTTCCCCGACGTGATCGGCGGAATGACCCTCACCGTGGAAGAGGCCGAGGACATCGGCCCCGACAGTGCACCGGCCACCCCGGACCCGGCCCCCACCCGCACAGTGAGGCGCCGCAAAGACACCTCCCACCCTTCCGCCGCCCGGGCGTCATCCTCGACAGACGCCGACCCGGGGGAGAAGGGTGGGGGGCCTGACCCCGCCGACCTGGCACCCCCGCCCGCCGCCGCCCCCCCCTCATCGACAGCGGGCGGGGAGTTGCCGCCCCTGCCCGACGACGCACCGGCCGCCACAGATGAGGCTAGGCAGGCCCAAAACAGCCCGCAGTCGGCCGAACAGCCGACCCCGGCACAACCACCCCCGGACGAGGGCCACAAGCCCCTGACGCCCGCACAGCGCGGCATGGTGTTTGAACTGCTGGGCCGGGTCGGGGCAAGCATCCCGAGGGCGAAACGCCTCAACGTGGTGTCGGGCCTGGTCGGGCGCCGCCTGTCCTCGTTGAGCCAACTCACCCGCCGCGAGGCGTCCGCGCTCATTGACACCCTGGTCCTGGCCGCCGACAGCCTCGACCCGGCCGCCCTCGACGCCCTCGTGGCGTCCGGGTGGGAACGCATCAACGGCACCGAGGTGGACGCCCCCACCGTCGGCGCGGGAGACATCGACCGGGACCAGATGGCCCTATGGGACGACGACGACGAGGAAGGGAGCGACCATGACGACGGTCGTTGAAATCGACGCACGGATACAGCGCGCGGCCAAACTGGTGGTCGCTGCGGTCGACCACGCCGACCGGGTGTTCACCCCCGACGCCCGGGGCCGGGCCGCCACCGCCGTGGCCATCTGGGAGGCGTTCACCGGGGCCAAAGACAGCGCCGCCGCCCTCGACCACGCGCGCCGTGTCGCGGCCGGGGAAAAGGTCGGTAGCGATGAGGTGTGAGGTCTGCGGGCGCCCGGTCAAGGCGGTGGACCTGCTGGGCCACTGGTGGGTTTACGTGCACGCCGACGGCACCACGAGGCGCGACCACTGGGCCCGGCCCCGGGGGCGGTCGTGACCCCCGTCATCTGGGAAGAGGAACCACGGCGCCGCGTCCGACCGCACCTGTTCACCGGGGACGCCTGGGCCACCCTGTCCGAACGGCAACGCGAAGTCATCCGGCTACAGCGGATGTCCGTCGTTGCGGCCCTGGCCCTGGACCATCAGCGCCGCTATCACTCGCCCTCGCACCTAATCGCGCTCACCACCGAACTGCACGAGGCCCCCGATGCGCTACCGAATCACGATCAACGTTGACACCACCGACCCGGACCTGAGCGCCGACGACCTGGCAGACGCGGCCGGTGAGGCCGTCGAGGCCATCTGCGCCGTGATCCCCGCCGACGCCGCGTATGTCGACCTCGACGCCATCGAGGAACTAGGTACGTGAATGCAACTCGTCGTCACAGTGCGCGGCACCCCGGCCCCGCAGGGTTCGAAAACCCGCAAGGCCAACGGCGCCATGGTCGAGTCATCCAAAGCCCTGCCCGCCTGGCGTGAGGCCATCCGGCACACCGCCTCGGGCATGGTGGCCGAGGTGGCCTGGACCCCGCCGCTGGCCGCATTCGTCACCGTCACGTTCACGGTGGCCCGGCCCGGGTTGCACTACCGGACAGGCAAATACGCCGACCGCCTCAAAGACACCGCGCCGCCGCACCCCACCGGCCGCCCCGACCTCGACAAACTGTGCCGGGCCGCCCTCGACGCCCTGACCGACGCGGGCGCCCTGACCGACGACGCCCGGGTGGTCGGCCTGTACGCCCAAAAGGCTTACCCCGGTGGCGCCCTCGACGCCCTCGACACCCCCGGGGCCGTCATCGTGGTGGACCCGCTGTGATGGCCTGGTGGGAGGTGGCGTCGGGCCTGGTCCTCACCACCGCATGGCTACTGCTGGCCCTGGCCTGCTGGTGGGTGGCCCTGCTCATCCGAGACAGGTACCGACGATGACGTGGCTACGCCTCGACGCCGGGTTCCCCGACCATCCCAAAGTGCTGGGCCTGACCGACCCCGCGTTCCGGCTGGAAGTGTCCGCCATCTGCTACGCCCGGGCCCAACTCACCGACGGCCACATACCCGGGGCATGGGTGCCCTCGCGGCTGGCCCGGCATACCGGGGCCCTGGTCGACGCGGGCCTGTGGGTGCCGAACGGGACCGGGTGGGAACTGCACGACTACCTCGACTGGCAGCAGTCGCGGGCCGAGGTCGAGGCCCTGACCAAACGACGGTCGGAAGCGGGCCGACGAGGCGCCCGCGCTCGATGGCAAACCCCATAGCACTTGCCAATTCCGTTGATGGCAAACCGCATAGCAACCGCAATGCTAAAGAGAAGAGAAGAGAAGATATACCTCACCTCCCGTAGTTACCTCACCTGGGAAACGGACATATCGAACCGTTATCCACAGGCTGAGCACAAACCGCCGAACCGTCATCCACAGGCCGAAACCGAGTTATGCACATGCTGAGCACGGAAGTCTCGACATCGAGAATCCACAGGTACGGCACCCCTCCGCTGTGGCACTACACATGCGACCACGGGCGGGCCGCACTCGGGGACCTCGGCACCCTCGTGATGCTGCCATGACCGGCCAACTGTTCCGCCCCCTGGCCCACGGGTCAGCGAAATGGCAGTGCACCGTCTGCGGGCGCACCGGATACCCCGAAGGTCGATGGCTCGTGCAATGCCTACGCGGCCACGCCCCATGCCCCGACGGGTGTGGCCGGTGGCTCACGCTCAGCCCCCTCGGCCACCCCCGCCGCCACCCCCACCACCCCGATGCCACCCCGCGCCTGGTCCGGTAGGGCCGTCACCAAAGCCCGGGTCCACATGGCCCAACTACTGCCCGCGCCCTGCGGTCGGTGCGGCATCGAGATACTCCCCGGCCAACAGTGGGTCATCGGCCACCGCATCCCCCGCGCCATCCGACCCGACCTCATGTGGGACCCAACCAACTGGCAGCACGAACACCGGGCGTGCAGTGAGGGCACAGGGCACGCGGCCGACGTTGAACGACGACGACGAAATGTGTTGGCGCACAACGACGCTGGCGTTTCTCGGGGGGCCGCGGTCGGCCAGACAGC